TACAACGGTCTTCATAATGTAAGATTAATCCAATATTAATCTGTACCAAGCACTAATATCAACGTTTGAATAAGGATAATAAAGCGTTTGATAACGATAACGGTATAATCAGTGTAAACCTAATATAGAATAGTTAAATGAAGTAATTTGACTATGTATATTAAACGGATCATCAAGCAATTATTTTTTCAATTTTTTTGGTGAATCTGCCAAAACAAAATATTGTTTTACTTTGTTTATGAAGGCAGTATAGGCCTCTTTAGAAAAGGGTTTTGATCCATTTATTGGATAGGCAACCTCGTTATAACAGCGGAAAATAACTAAGATATCCGTTTCGGATAAATTTTTTACGGTAGCATCAATTTCTTTTTGATCCATGGTCATCAAAATAAAAACTTTTTGTTTGTTGGTTGGAAATTTCCAAACATTATATTTGATCAATTTGGCGTAAGTTTTATTTGGTCCCATAATAGTATCTGTCCTCATTTGTTTCAAAATGACTGTTTGAATATTATGCAAAGTGGCATTTCGTTTGAAACCCATCGCTTGTTCAAATTCATCATTGACATCATACTCAGTGACATCGGTGGCCACAATAATACCCTCCATATCATTGGCAAAAACAAATTCTGGGTCGGCTGTGATCCCATAATGTTTGCGGACATTGCCTGGTCCTAACATTTGTTCCAAGATAATACGAATGATCAGGGCACCCGTGTATCCTCTCGAACAAATAGGAGTAATGATGTATTCCGGTTTGACAACAAATGGATCACCAGGAGTAGGAGTAAAGATTTTCATTGGGAAATTTAAATTAATGGAAAGCTCAAATTATTATAGAGATGAATAAACTTTCAATTTTTTATGATGAATCATACTCCGGAGTGCAATTCATCATAAAATTAATCCTCAAATTTAATCAGCGTGGATATTTTTTCCTCGAAAAGTCTGTAAGCTTCAGCAGATAATGATCTGCATCCAGTTTTGGGTGGATTCATGATTTCGTCATCGGTATCAATAACCACCAAAATACCATTGATGCCAAGTTCCTGGAGCCAGGAGGTGGCCACTTTTACGAGACGTTTGAGAGTTTTACCTGTATTCAACAGAATGAAGACCTTCTTTTTGTCGGTCTCGAAACCCCAAACATGTTGCTTGACCAATTCATAATACGGTTTCAAATAACTAAGATTTTCTCCATTGACATATGTAAAATCTTGGAATTCTTTTGGCATGAATGATTTCATGATGATGGATTGTATATTTTCCGTGCAATCTCCTCTGGGAAAACCATAAAATTTTTCGAATTCATCTGGAAAGCTTGTTTCCTCATCAAATGTTATTGCGGCGGATTGATAAATCAGATAACGAAAGAGACGTTTACGCGGAATATGGTCTAAATCTCCACCGAACAAGAAACGAGGATCAGTGCCAATACCAAATTGTTTGAGAACCTCATGAACAGCCCCAAGATCAAGTTTGCGTATCATGGACATGAGATACAAAGTCGTTACCAATGATCGGTTAATGCCCTGACTGCAAATGCATCTAAAAATCATAGGTTCGCGAGAAGAGATAACAAATGGATCATCTTTTGTTGGCCTAACAATTTCAATGTGGTCCGTCATAATGTTTGATGTCGCCAGAATATTAATGTGTCTGTCAATATGTATGAATATGTATGATAAATGATGAGCATTATTGAATGATACTATCATTTGGATTTTCAATTTTTTGCCCCAGAAAGACAAAAAATTGAAAATTTAAATATTGGACGATAGCATGAAATATTCCGCTTTACATTATGAAAGATAGGATGTGCGCTTATTTGGATAATGACCAATGGCGGAAAGACCTACATAATACATATCTTGTGGAAACTACACTAGAATATTTATGGCCAACGGGTTTATTAGCTTTGGATGGACACCAAATGCGTACTACCAAAAAATGGCGCCAGCATTATGATTGTCCAGTTTATTTGGCCGAAAAAGATGCCAGGACTTTTGCCCAACAAAAAGAACAAAAATTGCCCAACGTCAGCGTTAATAAATGTACCATGGATAAGTTATTACCCCGGCTTAAAAAATCTGATGATTTGTCCAAAATTAATGTGGCCTATTTTGATTATACTTGCACGGCCCGTGGATGTCCATCCAAAAATATATATCCCATGGATGCCATTGACTATTTTTTACGACACAATGGACATTCTAGAGTTATTTTGGCTGTTACTTTTGCCGGCAGAGTCAGACGACATTATGATATGTCACCATTAGATGAAGCCCGTTATCATTTAATGTATCCGTGCATCAAATTCAACCAATATCAAATAGTAGACGAACCGTTGGAATTTACTTATAAATGCAAAAGAGAATCCATGCCCATGATTTTTCTCCTGTACAAACTCAAACGCAATCTTAAAATCAAGCCGGAACTAGTGGATTTCTTAGTAGAAGATGGGCGATTTGTTGGTTATTCAGAAGAATGCGCCGATCGATATCACACAATTCGTAATGATCAGACCAAAATTATTAAACGTATTTTCAAAAAATCCGGAGATAAGAAATCTGGAAAATCTAAAATAATATGATCTAATAATTTACTATAATGCTTAGAATTTATGATAATTTGTGAATTATCATAAATTCTAAACCAAATCGTAAATCATAATTTTAATCTCTTTCAATAATTATCTTGGTACCATCTGTCAGAACCAAAATGTTCGACATAGATTCTATATATTGTGGATCTTTCAATCGGATATAACCGAAACCAGTAAAATGAATGCCATCTTTAGAACTCAAATTAACATCGACAATTCTGTCATCTTGCATGAGTAATTCTCGCAATCTCGAAACGGTATGATGTGTAGCATCGGTATAAAATGATAATAAAATGGGAGGTGCATAATCAATACAAGTTTCACTTATAACTAGACAATAATTCACTTGAAATTGATGATCATGGAATTTGTTCATAGACATTAATTTGTAATATAATTTTTCGGGACTCAAAAATTTGTTTTCATCCACGATGCTATACATAAAACAATTTTCATCCAAATGCGGCATTTCATAATCTATCTCGTGGCCTGTAGTTGATTCGTCAGCAAATTTGTCCATGTAATACATTTTAATATATTCTGGGTCAACATAATGTATATGGTGATACAATTCCAAAATATTTTGCCAATAATTCAGTGCATCTAAAATTTCTTTTGATCTTACTTTTTCATCGAAAATATAATAACCATCACGATAGCTTCTGTGTCCATCATCCAGACCACGACGAATTTGTCGCACGAAAGGTATTTGCCCACTACCAAACAAATTGATAATGGGTTTTAATTTTTGCTGATATGCCCGGCAATTGGGTACAAATATAGCATCTGACAAATATGATAACCGATAACGACAAATCACCAAATAATCTGGGATATTCATGGAATTTAAATTGTAATTGGTTACCTGCTATGTATTATTAGACAGAACAAAAATAATTCAATTTTTAGATATATTAGTTATAAACAGTAAATGGTCAAATTGTCTCTTAAAATTTTTTTTGCCACTACTATTTATAATGAATCGAGATCCAAATTATTTTTTGGAAAAAGCCAAACTTTTTTATAGCCGGGCCCGTGCAAATGATACTGCTCGGAATAGTAATAGTTATGTTATAAACGGTTCGAGCAACTCACCAACTGTTTCCGTGGTTACAACAACAATTCCTGCGACATTTAGAACATCCAGAACATTCAGAACACCCAGGACTTGTACATCATGCAATTCATATACACCCGGTATGACAACAAATGTTTCTGCGAATGTTCCTGTCAAAATTAAACCATGCACCAGATATTATGATCCGGTAACACGTCATTATTACAACATTGATAAAATTTTTGAAGAAGTACCACCAGACCCAATTACTAATAGAACTAACACAAATTTACCAATATCAAATAACAATAACGTCTCTTATGATGATCCTTATGATCATATTTCATATGATGACATGCCATATGATGACCCTTTATATGACACATCCAATAACATTCCCACCAACATACCTAATAACATGCCTACCACCATGCCTAATAACATGCCTACCACCATGCCTAATAACATGCCTACCACCATGCCTAATAACATGCCTATCACCATTCCCAATAACATACCATGCAACACAGCCTGTAACATATCGTGCAACATACCATATAATTTACCATATAATTTACCATATGACATACCCGATAACAGTTATTTTGATCCAGGTGTCTGGTACCCACAAACTCAACCCAATGTGCGAACTACTTATGACCCGGCCACGAACCAAAATTACCGTGTCACCAAGGTTTATGACCCTGATGGTCGCTACTATTATGAGCATGAGGAAATAGACAGTGGCTTTGTTAAAGCACCTGGAACCAATTACTATCGCCCTATTTATCAACCCAATTTGAATGCTTTTTGTTAACCACAAAAAAATTGAAATATCAAATTTTAAGAAGGTCCATATTAATGAATATAGTAATTTATCATAATCTAAGATCATGGAGAATACATATGAATCACTACCACCTGAATGTCTATATTCATTGTTCAGGCCAGAGGAAGCCTTGCTCTCTTTTTTGAAACAAGCTATGGAAGCTAATAATATTTGGGCGACGCTCAAATTAAAAAAAAATCTCACTGGCCCTGAGGGGGAATTATTAGAGTGGGCACAGTCCCACAAATACGAAGATATTGGGAAAATATTGGAAATTGCACTAATTAATAAAGATATTGCCATATTGGAATGGGGCATTATTAACCAATATCCCATTTCGAACATAGTGAAATTAGCTACCCAACACGGACAAACCGATGTACTGGATTGGGTCTTAGCTACAGGATATAAGATGAATGCTCATGATATCTTCAAAACAGCTGCTCAATTTGGCCAGACAGAGGTTTTGAAGTGGATAGAGTATCAACTTTCGTCCTCCAAAAGAAAAATGTTCACCTGCATTCTCAAAAAATACAGAAGAATGCCCAATTTCTGGGAGAACGAAGGATGGTTTACTGCAATCGAACATGGTCGTTTGGAAGTCTTGGAGTGGGGATTCGCACGCAAACATTTGGACTTCGAACACGAGTTTTGTCATAAAGCCGCTGAATTTGGCAAACTATCCATTTTACAATGGCTTCGAACGAAGGGTTGTCCTTGGGATTATTATGTTTATATTGTTGCTGTTAAGGGCAACCATGATAACATTTTGGATTGGGCATATAAAAATGGATGTGAATTGGATCCAGAGATGACGTGTGAGGAAATTTCAAATTTGTCAGGAGCAGGAATTCTTGACCGGAGATATTTTGATGCCTTCCTCTGGGTTCATGAGCATTGCGAGTGCGAGTGTTCTTGGTATGCGGGATGAACTTGCTTTGGAATTTATTAAATTTTACGGCTTGATTTAACTTGTAAATATTTGGTCAATAAAATTATCAATCAAATATTTAATGACAAAATTTGCGTGCTGCATTAGTTTGTGTATCTGCATGGAATGACAATACGTTTCTTGTATTGACGGAAATTGTTTCCCTTATTTCGGTATCCAGAATCATCATCTGAATCGTCCCAGTTATTTTTCCAAACATCATTATTGGGTTTGCGACGTTTCCATCCGTTGTTATTCCATTCGGAGTCAGTATCATCGGTATCTTCATCATCGGCATTATTATCAGGTTTGCGACGTTTCCATCCGTTATTATTCCATTCGGAGTCAGTATCATCGGTATCTTCATCATCGGTATCATTATCGGTGTCAGTATCCGTATCAGTGTCGGTATCGTTTCCTTTACATTTGCATTTACCCCTGAACCCAGGTTTCCGACAACCACATTTGCAATTACCTGGACATTTTTTGCCGTTGCCACCATGATTGTTGTTATCGATGTCTTGGGAAATACTTGACAAATAAGCAAGACAAGGATCGCATTCGACAAAGAAGAAATTGAAAAGATTTTCATTGTAAAAACTGACATCGAACAAAGCAATATTACCACCATAACCATAAAATTCTACCGCAGCGGAGTTGGGTAATTGTTGTCTAAGATACAAAGCAGCACCAGGAGCAGCCACCGGATCTTTCGTACCGTTCATAATCAAAACAGGAGTTTGTATTTGGGATAAATTATTCAACATATTCAGAATTTGGAGAGTGTAATAATAAAATATATAATCTTCTGCTTGACTGACGTATTGGGCGATTAATGCCTCGCGTCCTTTACATTCAATGGGATCAATTATGTCGGTAATTCGGATAGCTAATTCCAAATAATTGGCATCAGGTTCCAAAAGTTGTTCCAATACCTCCTCAAGCTCTGGAGTAATGGGATAATTCCAACCTGGTAATGGCAAATATCTGGGAGAAGTAGATGAGATGGCTATTCTGATGGCTCTATCCGGATATAACGAGGCAAAATTCAGGGCAATGTTACCACCTATACCTTGACCCACTAAATAGGTATCAGTCACCCCCTTTGAATCAAGAAATTCGGTAAGATATTGAGTTAATTGTTCCAATGTCAACACGAGTCTGGGCTCTGTTTGGACTGGATCCGGGAGTGCTAAAGAATAAACCGTGGCTAATTTGCAAAATTTTTCCATGACACATGTCCAATAATCGGGTCCATATCCCACTCCAGTTAACAAAACGATAGTGGGACACCTTTTATTTTGAACACATTCCAAATAAGAAATGGTCAAATCATCCGAAGTGCGAAATACTTTAGGTTTCAAGTGTTTCGATTTTTTTTTACACCACTTTGACATAAGAATAGTATATATATATTGAACGAAAATATATTTGAAAATGACATGCTAATGGAGATTCTGATTTGGTTTAGAATTTATTATAATTTAAAACTTATTATATACACATTTTGATTTATTTCTTATAGACAATTCACATAAAAGACCCAAATGAGTGGATCTAATTGCTTCAATCAAACTGGGCATTTGTTTTATTTCACCATTATCTAATAATTCCAAAAAAGTTTTCATGATATATGGGTCACCACCTGCATGACTGGTACCATCTGTCTCCAAATTGACTTGATAATTTTGATTTATCAATTTAACATTCATATTATTAGTCATAATATCAATCACAATACTACCATTGGGTCCATCAAATTGATACCATCGTTCTGTCCGAACTCGGTAACCACCGATACTTACTTCAAATTCTAATTCCAGATCGGCATCCAAAAAGTTCATTCGAATTTTTTGATAATCGGGAATAATATCTGGACAATCCAAATTCTCAAATGGACTAGCTACCAAGGTTTGATGAATTCTGGTGTCCCATTTGTAATAACATTTTGATAATTCAGGATTTCGATTAATGTGTTCCATAATTTCGTTTTCACGATTCTTGAGCCAAAATAATTTTTGACTAATGCCACTAATTTCGATGTGATCAATATTTATGTGAAATGCTTGTTCAATCAAATATGTTAACAAATCATAATCATGCACCACTTTTTCTAATCCCATACCACCCGATAAATTTTGATATCGACGCCATCCGATCATGATGTGTCGTCCATGACCTATATTGACAAATTCCCGACCATAAATTTTTTTGGGTTGGCCAATCTTGGGTAAATGCTCCAAGATGATGCTAATCATTTTAGCATAGCGTAAAGTCAATCCAGTTTGGAAAAATTTGGGATAATCACGAAGTTTCTCCCTAATGTCAAACAAATGATCCAATTTATGAACTAGTGGTTTTTCGCAAAAAATATTTTTTTTGAATTGACATGCCAATAAAATTGATTCGTAATGTTTATAATTGGGCGAACAAATGAAAGACGTATCAAAATCATTTTCCAAATAAACTTGTTTCTCTGGTATATCATTGGAATAAATTTTGACTTTGGACAGCAACAATGATAAACGACTGCGCTTATCCGCCGATAAAGCTGCCATGACCTGATTATAAGCATTATCATAAATGGCCACCACTTCGACATAATCATCGGACGGAAGCCATGGAACTAATTCCAATAACAAATTAACGCAACGACCACCAAATCCAAAAATAGCTATTTTGTGCATATCTATTATATGACATGGTATCTTATCAAACTATTCGAACAAAATTGAATATTCATTTCAAAGAAATGATGACATGTATCATTTCTTTGGAACTTTTTTGAAAACGATTCGCGGTTCCTACTGGAATCGAACCAGTGCCCACAGGTTAACAGCCTGTTGTTCTACCACTGAACTAAGGAACCATGATACGCGTGAGAATCGAACTCACATTGCCGGCTTATAAGACCGGTGTTCTACCACTGAACTAACGTATCGTAGCAAGTATTGGATTCGCACCAATGTCTCCGAGTTATGAGCCCGGCGCTCTCCTCCTGAGCTAACTTGCTTGTCAGACCATGAATGAATCGAACATTCGCCTCTGCTGTT